AACAGCTACACAACAGAAAACGATTGGCCTGACTATAAGGTACAAACAACATACTGGGATGTAGAAGGAGACGATTGGGTGACTGAGGACTCAGATAAAATGTTTTATGATATCGAAGATAAAAAATGATATTGGGAGGATAACATGATAAAAAAAATAAAACAGATGGCGGAGCACTACTGGATGGACCACAAAATTGAAGTGGCTATTTTTGCTATTTTAGTAGTGTCACTAATTATTAAATAGGATTCTATGTATTATGGAGATAAGCAGGATGAATTATTATTTTACAGGAATTTTAATAATACTGTTATGTCTGATAGCTTTTATCGGTCCTGCATATCCAGACACTACACAAAATAATACTAGCGGATCAAACACATCAATTACAGGCGGGTATACAAGTTCAGCCACAAATACTTATCAAAGTGGAAGCTCGAATAATACCACAACCACAAATAATTCTACATCAAACATAAGATCTGCACCACCAACAGCGTCAGCTCCATCGGTGACTAACGCAGGATCTGATGTTTGTCTTGCTGGAGCATCAGCAGGAATACAAACTTTTGGTATTGGTGTATCAGGTGGTAAATCTTTTAGAGATAAAAATTGTGAAAGAATAAAACTATCAAGAGAACTAAACTCTCTTGGTATGAAAGTTGCAGCTGTAGCTATACTTTGTCAAGATGAAAGAGTATTCTTTGCTATGGAACAAGCAGGTACACCTTGTCCTTTTGAAGGTAAGATTGGTAAAGAAGCAAAAGCAGCATGGAAAAAGTATGACAAACTAAGACCAGACTACGATCAATACGTTTTAAATTTAAAAATTATTGAGTCAAGAAACGAGGAAATACAACAAGAAATTACAAAAGACATGGATGAAGTAGATCTTACTTTACCTATGAAGAAACCTGAGATACACTGGTCAGAACCGAAATGAAAATATCAGAAAACACAGCCGTAAGTCTTCCGCTCAAGAACATGCTCGCAATAATTTTTGGCGTCGTGGCGGCCGTGTTCGCATACACGGAGCTTACAGCAAGGCTAGTATCATTAGAGACATCACGTGAGTTAATGCAAGCTGATCTTCTCAAGGCTAGTGATCAGAAGCCCGTGGACCAGGAGCAGTTCATGTTGCTCGAGTCACTTTTTTCTGACGTAGAGAAATTAATCGAGAATCAAGAACAGAACGTAACAAACAAAGTCAACATAGAATTTAACAAACAATTACTTGAACAAGCATTAGAAGATATAGAAAAGCTTAAAGACAAAGTAAGAGAGAACGGAGCACATCAATGACAGAGATGGTGATAGCTTTACTGATGATAGTCAACGGAGAGATTTCTGAAGCGCGTATACAAAACTCAATGTCTGATTGTTTAAAACGTAAACGTATTTCGATGAGAGGTAATAACTCTAAAAGCGTAGATTACCAATGCCTAAAGTCGATGGCTGAACTCGAGTCGAATATAGATGGATCAAAGTCTATAAAGAAACTCATATTAAAGTGAAGTTTATATTAATACTTGTAATATGTAATGCTACATGTGGACCACAATTTGAATGGCCACAGAAGTTTGATAGTTTTTATGATTGTGCAAGAATGGGATACAAAGCTGCCGAACTAAGAATAGCTGACTTTGGTCAAATGTATGTTGATAAACATAGAACTTCAATATTGTTTAGTTGTAAGGAGATAGCAGAAACGTGAAATGGTTAATATTATTTTTAATAACAGTTTTGATTGTAGAGGGAGCAAGAGCTGAAACAGCTACAACAGGTAACCTATTACCGAACGCAGGCACAGGTCAAACCAGTGTACAACATTCTAATAGCACAATAGATGGTATCAATAGTTCTACTGGTTTTACTCTTAACAACATCACTGATTATTCATCTAGCTACAATGAATTAGAAGCAAATGGAACAGGCACAGTATCTGCAACAGGCACACTGTTAAACATATCTGCAGGTGATCACACAACCACAGAAGATAGTTTGGATGGAGGTGTTACACTTACATCAAAAACAGAAGTACAAAACTGCGAGTGGACTGGATCCGCGTATCGATGTGGTCAAGCAACGTCTGGACAAGATAGTTATTCTACAACAGTTACAATACTAGATGCTGATGAAAACGAATTAGCTACGGTTACACAAAACAGGAATCAGGACTCAGGGTACAATAACAATACGTATACATACACAGATACCATTACACATACAGGCGAAGGTGCAAGAAAATGGGAGTGGGAATGGACTGGTATAGATGGTGATAGTCCTAACAGTACTAGCCCTGTAGGACCAAACTTACTAGGTGCAGAACTAAAAGCAACACTATTAGATATATTTTACTCACCAATACCACCTGCAATCAAAAATGAAATAGATGATGTCTTTGAAGACATAGGTGAAGAATTTGAAGAGATAGAAAAGATTGTAGAAGAATTCTTTTTTGAAGAAGAGAAGATAGAAATGAAAGAAGAGTTTGAAGAACCCATTATGTTAGTCATGGAAGAAGAAGAAAAATTTGAAGAAGAGCCTATCTTTGAAGAGTTTGTTATGATAGAAGAGGAAGAAAAAGAGGAAGAAGAACCTGTCATGCAAATGATCGAAACATTTACTGAAGAGGAAGAAGCACCAGAAGAAGAAAAAACTTTATCTGAAATGTTGCAAGAAGGATTTAAAGAAGAACAAGAAGAAAATGAAGAAGAAGAACCCAATAGCGAAACTACTGAGACTGCCGATGCTACGGAAGAGAATAGTCAAGAGCAAAAAGAAGTACAATCGAAAGAAACAAAAACAGTTAGACTTACAGACGTCTTAGATAAAATTGATGAACAAGTTAAAGATATAGATAAAAACTTACAACTAAAAAACCTAGTAAAGCTAAAAGTAATGTCATCAGGTAATCTTCTGGAAGCATACAATATTCCTTTTTATGAGCCGCGTATTATATATCAAGATCAAATAAATATCCAGGATAATAGAATTATATACCCGACTGATTTAGTCGAGTATAAACAAAATGACCCTATTTTTTTACAAAAAAAGAAGGTTGATGACATTTTACAAAAACGTCAAAATTTGTTAAAAGAGTTACAGGTTTTACAAAATGGATAAAATTAAAAATCAATTAGCAGGTGTTGCAGCTTTACTTGGTGTCATCGCAGCAATAGGTGGTGGCTTTGTAAAGTATGGTGAAATTGTAACCAAACTAGAAGCATTAGAATCAGCTAGTGGTGGTAAAGATTGGTCACCAGAAATAGCTGTACTAGAAGAAAAAGTTAATGCATTAGAAAATGCAGACACATCACATACTCACGAAGTTGGTAAACACGAACACGAAGCACATGGTCACACAAAAATTTTAGTAAACGAAAAAACAATTCAAATATTACAAAATCAAATAGACGAACTAAAAGCAAAGAGTGACAATCCACTAGCACAATAATGAACCTATCTCGTAATTTTACTCTTCAAGAGTTAATTAAATCTGACACCGCTGTTAGATTAGACATCAATAACAATCCAAACTCAGGTCAAATAGAAAAACTAAAAGCACTTTGTGAAAATATTTTACAGCCAGTACGTGATCACTTTGGTAGGGTCAAGGTGACTAGCGGTTTCCGTTCTGAGCAACTTTGTATTAAGATAGGTAGCTCTGTAAATTCACAACACGCCAAGGCCGAGGCCGCAGACTTCGAAGTGATGGGCACAGACAACGCTGAATTAGCTGACTGGATTTATGCAAACTTAGAATTTGATCAATTGATATTAGAATTCTACACACCTGGAGAACCAAACAGTGGGTGGATACATTGCAGCTACACTACTGACAAACCTAGAAAACAATTTTTACATGCATATAAATCAGAGGGTAAAACTAAATACAAACCTGTAATTGGAAAGGCAAAAGATTTAGTGTGAGTATAATAGATAAGAAAGCTGTAGAGATGTTTAGAAAGATTGATACCGTACATGGACATTGTGAAGAGTGTCAAGAAGAAGCAATTATGGTTGCAATTGTAACTGAATACTACAGATGCACTAACTGTGGACATGATACAAAACAGCACATCAACGGTCGAATACGTTATATGAAGTTGTCAGAAACAGATAGACAGTTTATAAAGAACCACTTTAAAAATGGCTAAAAGAACTTTTAAACATTTTACTCCAAGACCAAAACCAAAGAAACGTCCAGGCGTTCACAAAAAAAGAAAGAATAAACATGAAAAACGCGATTTTAAGAAATATAACCGTCAAGGCAGACGAGCTAGCTAGACTCTATAACAAGACCAAAGATCCTAAATACAAGGAAGAGTGGTATAAAATTTTAAAAGAAATACCTGTTGACAAGTCATATAACTATCCTATATAATATATACATATATAAAGGAGAAAAATGACAGACATAAGCAAATACAAATCTGTTGCGTTGTCACATAGTAGTTGTGATAAACTCGATAAGATAAGAAAGATAATTGTACCTGAAGTTTCGGTTTCAAGAGCCAAGGCTTTAGATATATTAATTAATGAGAAAGCGAGGAAATTAAATGGGAAACTCTCAATATCTAATAAGTAAAACAATTAATCTACATGAAAAAAGAGATCCATATAGAGATTTATGGAGAAATGTTTTGATTGTAGCAATTGAAGATCTTTTGAAAAAAAGAGAAATACAAATTAAATTTGATAATAAAAAAGTATCTTTAGAAGAACTTTGGTTTCATCATGATGATTTTAATTTAGTTTGTGAATGGGCACAATTAGAACCAAGTATCGTAAGAAAGAGAGTGTATGAAGCAATAGAAAGGATAAAGAAAAAATATGCACAAAAAGATATGTCCAAGGTGCCAGGGAAATGGTTATATAAAAGTAAAGAAATCAATAGACCAGCCAATCGATATAGTACAACAATGTACTCAGTGCGATAGTCAAGGAGAAATTATGATAGACGAACAAAGAAGCAAGACCATAGAAACACAAAGACTAACTTTAGAATCTGTTTTAGTTAAAGAACTAAACGGAATTATAAAAAAGCAGAATGATGAGATTGATAATTTGATCAAACAAAAAGAATATCTGCAATCTAAATTAAGAGAAAAGGAGAGCAATGATAAAAAGAGCGATAGTTGATGCACTAGAGGCGAGATACGAGGCTCAAATCGCTGAAGCTGAAGCAACAATTAAAATATATTTGGAGCAATCAGTTGGCATTGGCGAGCATCCTCAACATTTAGATGAAGTAGATAAACAGATTCAAAAAATATCTGAGGCTGAAGAAAAACTAAAAATATTAGAAGGCTACAAACTTTGACAGAAAGAGAATATAAAAAATATTTTTGGAAACAAATCAGTTTACCTGTTGAAGCTGCAGAAAAAATATCGAAACTTTCTGAAAACTTTACGTATGGTAAAAAATTAAAAAAGGCTAAAACAATAGAAGCAATGGCATGGCAATATAATATTATTAAAGATACTGACCGTGCCATTGTTTGGCGTAATGGAAAATTTGAAGTTATAGAAAATGATTCTAAAAAAATTTAATAAAAAAACAAAAGAAGAAATAAAAAATTTCTTAATACTAAAAGATTTACAATGTAATTATTTGGACTGGTGTAAATGGGCAGGTTGGATAGATACAGACGGTTTTGTAAGATTAGTAAAAAAGAATCAAACTAAAAGAATTTCACTATCTTTAAGAGATAGACAACCCGTTGAATTATTAAGTAATTTTATGGAATGTAATCTTTTTTATAGAGAACATACAACATTTACTCCAGAACCTTATCGAAATAAATATACTGCAAAAGAATTTATTACTACAATATACGGTGACAAGCTTATGTTTTTTATGAAAAAAATATATCCATACATGTTAAATAAAGAAAAAAAATTACGTATATGTAAAATACTTGGTTATGAACCAGAGTCTAAAAAATTAGATGATTGGACTAAACAAGAAGTAGTAAGTTATTTTGCAACAGCTTTAGAAGGTGATGGCTCTATTAGAAATAGAAAATGTAAAACAAAAAAAGATACCATAGATGTATATTTTTCAAGTTCTGATGTACAATATTTATCTGATGTAAAATATTTGATAGATAAAAATTTTAATACTTGTTTGCATTTAGCAGAGACTACCACTTATCAAACTAAACAAGGTACAAAAACAAAGTATAGACTTTATGTATCTAATAACATTGATAATATGGAAGAATTTTTTAGAATGTTAGCTGCAGATAACATTATGACATTAGATAGAAAGAGAAATAAAATTTTACAACACGTCAATCAAGGAGAAACTTATGAACAAAGACTATAAAGATGCTTTAAAAAAATTAGAAGAAGTTAAAAAAATAAAAACAGATTGTCTTGTGCGAGCAAGAAGAGCAGAGTTTTGGATTCAAGAACATAGTGAAGAACTAAATAATGTAACAAGAAACTATCAAAGTGCGAAG